CCGCCACGGTTGCGGCGGATCTTCCACCCCAGCCTCAGCGCCTTGTCCTGCCCCTCGGCCTCGCATGCCTGGTTGTGAGGCAAGCAGAGGGTGAGCCCATCAGCGACGGTCAGGGCGGGTGCTTTCTTGCCGCGACCGCCATGCCCCGATGACTCCCGGTGCTGCCACGACAGGTTCGTCGTGATTCCGCAGTCAGCGCAGAGATATGAGTCACGCTCGTAAGTGGCCGTGCGGACACGCTGAGTCGGGGCGCTCATGCTGTCCCGCCGTTCTGGTGCTTGAACACAGCGGCCACGTAGACATACGCGCCGCCGACACTTCGGAGGGATGCTGCGATCTTCGCGACCAGCTCGGGGCTCATGACGCAGCCGGCATCTCTTCATCCACGAGATCGAACAGGGACGGCATGACGTTCTTCCGCTCCTGCGCTTCGAGGTACTTGACCCCATCGAGGAAGTACCCGTGTCGCGGAACCGTCAACACTCCGGCAGTTGCTACACTTGACGCATGGAGAGACCTTGTGAACATTGCGGAACGACCTTTCGATACAAGCCCTCGCATGAGGGCAGAGCTAAGTTCTGCTCGAAGCGATGCCTTGGATACGCCAACAAGGTTCGACTCGAAGCCCAGCGAGCCGCAGTATTCGCGGAGACCGGCTCTCGCACCTTCGGCAAGGAGCCTTGGAGTAAGACCCACGGGAAGGGCCTGCATCTCTCGCCCGGCAGCGAGTTCAAGCCGGGTACCGTCCCAGCGAACAAGCTCCCGCTCGGCTCCGTCACCTTCCGCGATGACAAGGCTGGCAAACCCCGTGCTTGGGTCAAGGTTGCTGAGCCGAGCAAGTGGCGACCGCGCGCGATTGTGGTCTGGGAGTCTACGCATGGTCCGCTGCCTCAAGGGAAAGTGGTGCACCATCGGGATCGGGACTCGGTGAACGATATTCCTGAGAACCTTGTGGCGCTGACTCCTTCGGAGCATGCGACGGAGCATCGCGACGATCTGATTCAATCGCGTCGTCGGTGAGGTCGAAGAGGCTGGGCATCTCGTGCTTGCGCTCTTCGGCTTCCAGATACTTGACGGCATCCAGAAAGTAGCCAGTGTTCAGCTCCGCTGAGCGCCCCTTGCGGCCCATCTTCATAGCGCGAAGAGGAACAGTTCCGATTCCGCCGAACGGGTCGAATACCAGATCGCCTTCGTTCGAGAACCGCCCGATCAGCCGGTCAACGATGTCGAACTGTAGGGGGCAAACGTGCATCTGGACGTTGCGGCGGGCCTGCTCCCCGTTCAGGGTTAGCATTCGGTTCACGTCATGCCACACGTCCGGACTGTGCGACCCCGGCGCGAGGCTCATGAAGGTTGCCGGCAGTGCGCCCTTGCCTTCGAGTGCCTCACCGATCTTGATGTGCGACTCGTAGTCGTAGACCTGCTTCAGCGTCTGCTCGGTGAACAGTCGCGAGCGCATCTCGACGGGCAGCTCTGACAGCTCGTCTGGAGTTAACGGCCGGTCACCCGACGAACGCCAGAACGCGTGAGCGTCGACCTGCCACCGAGCCCGCGTGTACTTGTCCTTCGACTTGGACACTGGCACATCCGCATAGCCCTTGGAGCGGTCCGTCTGCGGCTTGTGGAACAGCAGGATGTACTCAGGGGAGCCGACGCCCATCTTCGTGCCGTCCTTCGCGTTCTCCGACCAGCCCAGGCGGTACGTCTGGTTGTTCTCGCGCACAACATCGGTGACGACGGTGATCATCCCCATGAAGTCGAACCCGTGCTTGATGCCGTGCATGAGCGCTTCCGCGTGGAACGGTGAAACGGTCGGCACGCCGGCGCCAGTGACGTTGCCGAACAGGATCCGGTCTTTCACATGGCAGGCGTAGATCCGGCCCGGCTTGAGCACCTTGAACAGTTCCGGGGTGAGGAAGTCCATCTGGGCCCAGAAGTGGTCGTTGTTGTCGGTGTGCCCGAAGTCGTTGTAGCTGGGCGTGTACTCGTAGTGATTCGAGAACGGGATGCTGGTCACGATCAGGTCGACCGAGTTCTCGTCCATGTGATCGCGGGTTTCCACAACACAGTCGTTGTTGGCGACAGTCCAGCCTTCACCGGATGCTTCGATGCGGTCGATGCCCATTGAGCGGGTGAGCACCTCCGCGATATTGGACTGGTTCAGTCCGTGCTCTCTGATGACTTCGGTCATTTTGCTTGTCAGCTCCTCGTGCTTCTGCCATTTGTCTTTGAGAATTTGCACAACCTCACGCTCGGATTCCGCGAAGATGATGTCCACGCGGACCCTCTCTGGCTGTAGGAATCGGTGGATGCGGTGGAGGCTCTGGAAGAAGTCGTTGAACTTGAACCCGACGCCGACGAACACTGCGCGGTGGCAATGACGTTGGAAGTTGCAGCCGGATCCGGACAGTTCAGGTTTCGTGGCCAGCAGCCGCGAACGGCCGTCGCTGAAGTCGATGACCCGCTGCTCGCGGATGTCGATGTCGAGCGACCCGAACACTTCCACCGCTTCAGGGAGCGCCCGCTTGATGGCGCGGCGTTCGTCTTCGAGGTCGTGCCAGAGGATGAAGTGATCCTCTGGGGACTCGTTGACAATCTCGGCCATCTTCTCCACCCGCACGTCGATGGTTTCCCGCTTCTCCCTGGCCGCGTCCTTCACCCCGAGCGCCGCGTTCTTGAACAGGAATCCCTGCCCATCACGGTCGACGGCCGTGGACGCAATGTCTATCGATACCTCGTGGTAGACGACTTCCATTTCCGGCAGGTCATACCCGGTGGAGTCGTAACCAAGGTCAGCGGGCGACTGAAGGAAGATCGACCAGCTGGCCAGCCACAGGTAGAACTCCTGCTCCTTGTGCTTGTACAAGGTCAGGTTGTTCGCCTGGGTGGAGTCGCGCTGGAAGAACCTGGTGAGTGCCTGGCCGGTGTCCATCACTCCCAGGAACCCGGCGTAGTGGATCAGCTCCTTGTAGCGGTTCGGTGAGGGCGTGGCGGTGGCGACGAACTTGAACTCGACGTCATCGAACAGCGTCAGGAACGTCTGGTACGTCTTCGATCCGAACGACCTGAGCACTGACGCCTCATCAAGGGACACCGCGGCAAAGATGTTCGGGTCGAGCTTCCCGTCACGCACACTCTCGTAATTCGTGATGTAGAGGCCGGGCCCGTCCATCTCGGCGGCCGTGCGAATGAACTTCGCACTCATGCCGAGCATCGCCGCGTCCCGAACGAACTCCTGACGGACACCGAGCGGCGCCACGACCAGGCTGGACCCGCCCTTGCGTTCCATAATCAGGCGGAGCGTTTCGATCTGCATCACAGACTTGCCGAGTCCGAATGCCGCGAAGATCGCGCGCCGGCCGCCGTACACCGCCCATTTCACGATGGCCTTCTGGTGCGGGAACAGCATCGGATTGATGTCGTCGAGGGACACGTCGAAGCCGTAGCTCTTGGTGAAGTTGACCTTTTCCTTCAGGAAGGTGTCGTAGGCGGTCATCGTCCGCCCCCGCTGTTGTACGCGGCCACGGTCATGCGAGGGTGTCTTCGGCTTGTTCCTCGGGGGTACGGTCCATCGGAGAGGACTCCTGAACCGTGTACACCTCAGGGTCTTCGCGGGTCACCACGAGGTCGTGAATCCCGGCGATGGACTCCGTTTTGTTCTCGTCAGCCTCGACGGCCCGCGCCAGCTCGATCGACTTGGGCATGTACGGGGCGAGTGCCCGGATGCCGGTCTTGAGTTTCATCTCGTCTTCGTTGGTCTTCCACGGCGACTTCTCCCAGTGGACAGGTCGACGGGCGAGCACCTTCTCGTCAGGCAGGTAGATCCACACCGCACCGCCGCCCTTGATCTTTGCCATGGAGATGACGCCGACGACTTCGCGCGTCTCTTCGTAATCGGCGGGCTGCCAGTCGAAGAACCGGCCTCTCTCGCTGTTGGCGCCGTGCGAGAACACGTCGCCCTTGCGAACGAGCAGCGACTCAACCTTGTCGACGCGGCCCGACCGGTACGCGAGTTCCACGTATCCCTGATAGCCGACGATGGGCAGGCACTCCCACCGATTCTGCCACTTGTCGTTCTCGTCCTTGTAGGAGATGAGCCGGGGTGTCAGGTAGAACTGCCCGAGCGCTGCGCCGATCTCAAGCTTGAGCTGCGCGGCCAGCATGATCGCCCCCAGGATCGACGATGGCGTGCACTGCTGCAGTTTCTCGTCTTTCTGAATGACGCTGATTGCCGCGCGAACGAAAGCTCCCGAGTTGAGCACTCCGGCAAGCTGCGCCTCAATGGCGGGCTGTTGCGCCTGCACGAGATCACGGATGCTAGGTGCCTTCTTCTGTGCCACCTGCTGAGTGGCGATCTTGCTTGCTAGGTCGGTCATTAGAAGCCCTTCGTGATTCGCTGAATGTCGTCGATTGCGTCTTCTGCTGCGAGCGCTCTCTTCTCGAAAGCGGCGCTCTCTTCGATGAGGCGGCTGATGTCCTCGTCCCTCGCGTCGAGGGCGTCCTGCCATTCGTCTTCGGTCATTCGCTTGCCTTCTGTTCGTTCTTCCAGATGGTGAGTTCGCTGTAGTCGCTGAGCACGTCGGAGACGGTCAGGCCGGGTTCCCAACCTGCGGGCGGGTCGGTGGCGAACTCTTCGTTGAGCGCCTTGGTGTCCTTGCGGAGGAACCGGGGCGCTGCGGGGTGCTCGCGGGTGTACATGTCCACGAGCGCGGGGTGTTCGGCCTTGAAGAGGGCCATGTCGAACGACGTGGACGGCTTCGGTCGCTTCCACGTGTAGAGCGCCTTCCCTTGGTAGGTGAGGGTGCTCGTGTTCGTGATGTTCAGCAGTTCCTTGTACGCGGCTTTCACGGCTTCGATCTGTTCCTCGGCGGCTTTGTACGCGCTGCGTTCCTGCCCGTCGAGATACCACGCCATCAGCAGCCGCTCGTCGCCCGCCAGCGTCTCGCCAGAGTCCCGGTGGGTTAGCGCCAGTTCGTCGCTCGTTGTGGGCTCAGGCGGGCACAGGGCGAGCACGTTGTCATGCCAGAACGACCGGGTGATGTCGAGGATCTGATCGACCACCGTCTGGTCCCACTCGATGACGTAGAATTCGGGACGGTTGCCGCCATGCAGCACGGCGAGGTAGCCGCGTCTCGCGCCCAACACGATCATCTGCACGAGCACCTGGATGCGGTAGTTGTCCGGCACCCCGTCAGCCCACGCATCCACCATGAACCGGTCGGAGGATTTTAGTTCGACAGGTTCGCCGCGGTCAGTCACCCGGTCAGGGGTTGCCCCCAGCCACGGGTATGCGATCGACTGAAGCAGGCCCGGCGACGGCAGGACAGTGAGCCCCTGCTTGTCAGCAACCCATCCGGCGATCGGTTCCTCGAGGCGGTGGCCCCATTCCTGCCACTCGGTCATGTCGTCGGTGACGTTCGG